GAAGCCGACTATTTAAATCCACAAAGTACTCAGCCCGCGCTGCGGGGGTTTATCGAAGAGTTCAGTAAGAATTGTCGTTTTATCTTTACCTGTAACTACAAGAATAAGATCATACCAGCTCTGCATAGCAGAACTACTGTCATAGAATTTAAGTTGGCCAAGGCTGATAGACCCAGTCTGGCTGGACAATTTTTTAAACGATTGCAGGAAATACTTGTCACAGAGTCAGTTGCCTGTGCAGATCCCAAAGTCCTGGCCAAGTTAATTGAACGACATTTCCCAGATTATCGTCGCATTCTAAATGAGCTTCAGAGATATAGTGTTACTGGAACCATTGACGAAGGTATCTTGGTCAATCTAGCCGATGTCAATACCAAAGAATTGACTGATGCCTTGCGTGATAAAGACTGGAAGAAAATGCGTCAATGGGTGGTGAACAACATTGACAATGATCCAGCTACTATTTATAGAAAGCTCTATGACACTCTGACTGATCAGGTAGAAACCATACCTCAGTTAATCTTATTATTGGCAGATTATCAGTATAAAGCAGCATTCGTGGCTGACGCGGAAGTAAATCTTGTTGCTTGTTTGACTGAGATCATGGCCGCAGTAAAGTTTAAATAATGCTGGGCAATCTTTTAGGGCTAGAAGCACCTAAAGAGCCAGATGAGATTGATACCAAGAAACCCAGAGTCAGCCCCTGGGACATAATCAATGCCATCAATGCTCATGAGACTGATTTGGTCAATGCTGACAACGAGTCTCAGTGCAAGAAAGAAGCCTATTACGTTTTCAGAGCTCTGAGCATGGGAGCGGATACAGTAATCTATGCCAACGAAATGAATGCCAGATCGCATCTGGACTTCCAGCTACAATTCGATTTTCTTATAAATACTATAAGACCACGCAAAAGATACAACAAGTGGTTGAAAGCCGAACCGGTTGAAGTGTTAGATTTGATACAAGAATACTATGGATACAGCATTGTCAAAGCTCGCCAGGTATTACCTCTATTAACACAAGACCAGCTCAGGTACATCAAAGAACGATTGAACAAAGGTGGAACATGATGATCCAGGATTTCTTTAATCTGGACTTGCCATTCGAATATACGCCCCTGGAAGTTAAACTGGCTCAGCCCGATGACTTCTTAAAGATTCGCGAAACGCTTACACGCATAGGTGTAGCCAGTCGCCGAGACAACACTTTATATCAGAGTTGTCACATACTGCACAAACAGGGTCATTATTTCATAGTACATTTCAAAGAGCTTTTTGCTCTGGATGGTAAGACTACAGATCTAAGCCGCAATGACATACAGAGACGCAACAGCATAGCTAAATTGCTGGCTGATTGGGGTCTGCTGACCATATTATCAGCAGATAAACATACTGATCAGGCACCCCTGAGCCAGATTAAAATACTAAACTTCGATGAGAAGAATGCTTGGAACCTACAGACCAAATACAACATTGGTAAAAAACGCAACATCAAGGAGACATATAATGATTAAATTAGAACTTAGCATCAATGAAGTCAATGCCATCCTATTGGCACTGGCTAAATTGCCCTTTGAAACCGTAGCACCTCTGATTGAAAAAATCCGCGAACAAAGCCTACCTCAGGTGCCTGCCGAGGACCGTAACGATGGTAAAAGAGAAAAGCTACAGGAAGATCTGCTAAAAGCCGTCAATGACGCTGAAACAGTAGTACCAGAATAGATATATACTAAGACCTGGGCAAGTCTAAAACTGCCTGGTTACGCCGATAGGGTAGCCAATTTTATAAACTCGCTTAACAAGGAGAACTACCATGACAGCTTTGTCACATTTAGCCTTTGGTCCTGGCTTCAAGGACTTTGAAAAATTTTTCGTTGGATTTGATGATCACATCAATCATCTGAACGAATTAGCCAATGCAGTAACACGCAATTCTACCGGATATCCTCCGTACAACATCACAAAAACCGGCGATCTAACCTATGCCATAGAACTGGCAGTTGCGGGTTTTGATGAAAAAGATATTGAAATTGAATATGCAGAAAATAAATTAACCGTCAAGGGCAGCATACAACCTTCTGACGATGTAGAATTTGTACACAGAGGCATAGCTAACCGAGACTTTACTCGTACTTTTGCTTTGAACGATGAAGTAGAAGTTAAAAGTGCTAACATACGCAATGGTTTATTAACAATTGAATTGGAAAGAATTATACCTGAGCACAAGAAGCCTAAACGCATTGCCATTGGAAATATTCCAACCATACGAGCTCCTAAAAAAGAGCTATTGACAGAAAAAGAAGCAGCATAATATAATAATAAGGCCGGTGGAAACGCCGGCCATTTTTGGAGTTATCATGAACGTAAAATTGATTCGATTACAAACCGGCGAAGATCTCATGGGTGATGTACTAATCACAGAGAACAATCAGCTGGTCATAGAAAATCCCTGCATGGTCTATGTCAGACCAAACTCAACCGGAACAGGTGCCAGTGTGGGACTAACACGCTGGATGCCCTATGCTGAAGACAAGACCTTTACCATTGATAGTCGATGGGTGGTCATCATGACTGAACCAGCAACCGATCTTAAAAACGAATACAACAAGGCCTTTGGTTCAGGTCTAGTAGTCCCACCAACAACCATACAGCTAGCAACCTAGACTTGACAACTGAGTAGTATTATTATATAATTGTATAATGGAAGTTTGGCCGAGTGGTCGAAGGCAGCGGCTTGCTAAGCCGTCCTCTGGAGCGATCCGGAGCATAGGTTCGAATCCTATAACTTCCGCCAGTTTTGGGGGTATAGCTCAGCTGGGAGAGCGCTTGCATGGCATGCAAGAGGTCAGCGGTTCGATCCCGCTTATCTCCACCACGGAATATGGCGCAGCCCGGTAGCGCACTTGCATGGGGTGCAAGGGGTCGCAGGTTCGAATCCTGCTATTCCGACCAAAAACGGGCCTATAGCTCAGTTGGTTAGAGCAGAGGACTCATAATCCTTTGGTCCCTGGTTCGAGTCCAGGTGGGCCCACCAAAAAATTAAACATATAAATATAGGACTATGGCACAAAAAATAATTAGAAAACCTTCAAGAAACAACTTTGGCGGAAGTCGCATCGAAGTTGGTGATGCTCCTTTTGAAGCAGCATTTCGCAAGTTCCGCAAAAAGATCGAAGATTCAGGCCTGTTGCGTGAGCTCAGAGATCGTGAACACTATGCAAAACCCACCACGCTTCGCAAGCAGAAGAAAGCCGCAGCCATCAAGCGTTGGGAACGTGAAGTAGCTAAAACCAAACTACCTCCTAAACTCTATTAGAAAGTCTCATATGAGTAAAACTGCTCGTAATCCAGTCACCAATGATTTAATCAAATCAAAAACCAGCAACGATACTTTTGACAAAAACTTCGATCAGATTGACTGGAGTGTTAAGTTAGAAGACAGCATCAAAGAAAACGAAGAGCTCTTGAACAAGCTCAAGGATTGACAACTACACAGTAGTATCTTATAATTATATTTTAACATGAAGGAGCAACGATGAGCTACAATCACGTAATGCTAGGTGAACCCAAAGAAAATCCCCGCATTGATGTACAACGAGCAGTTCGTCTGTTTAACCAGGAACAGTATAAGATGATCCTGGTGGCAGCGGCTCGCGCTCGTGAAATTCATCACAAGAAAAATTCACAGGAAAAGCATCAGGGTCGACTAATCAAAACAGGTTATAAACCCATTAATGCAGCTTTGAATGAAATCATCGAAGGTAAATTAACTCCACAAGGAATGTTATAATGGCAACAGCAGGTGCAAAAGTACATCCAGGTAAGCGTAAAGCCAATCCTATGCTGTACAAGAATGGTGGTCCAAGATTGCGTACATTAAATGTCAAACAATTGCACGGACTTTTAGAAAAATCTAGCATTAAGAAAGTTATTGCTAAAATTAAGCGAGAAATCGCAAGGAGAACCTAATGGCAACACATGATCAAATCTTAGAACAAGTATCAATCTATACAGCAGAAAACGAAAAGTTTGAAACCAAGGGCGTTAAAGCGTCTGCAGCTCGTGCTCGTAAAGCACTGGGCGAAATTGGCAAACTGGTAAGAGCTCGTCGCAAAGAAATTCAAGAAGCCAAGACAGCAGGTAAAGCTTAATGGAACAGGCCCAGGTGGCGAAATTGGTAGACGCACCAGTTTCAGGTACTGGCGACGCAAGTCATGGAGGTTCGAGTCCTCTCTTGGGCACCAAAACACTGGAAGCTCTGATCATTACCGCAGAGGAATGTGCTGAGGTCATACAGCAGATCAGCAAGATCATGCGCTTTGGACTAGACACACCGTATATAACTGCAGCTGATGGAACTACCAATCGTGAACAGTTGGAAAAAGAAATTGGTGATCTGCGCTGCATGATAGATCTGCTGCAGCAAATGAACATCATAGACAACGTACACATCACACAGGCCCAGATGGCCAAACGAGTAAAACTACGTAAATGGAGCAGTCTCATTGATTAGCGATCAGCAGTTTAAATGGATCATGAGCATTACCTTTCTGGGTAGTGCTCTGCTTCTAAGCAGTAACTTTGAATATAGTCGTCTAGGATTCATAACATTTTTTGCAGGGCATCTCATGGGCATGCTGGTATTTCGGCGTGATCCTGCCATGCTCTGGCACAACATCATATTCAGCTTCATAGATCTCTGGGGCATCTATCGTTGGTATAACTGATAAATACCTGTATGCAGCACTATAAAACCATTTGCATCAGCGATACACATCTGGGCAGCAAAGATGCCCAGGCTGATCTGCTCAACAATTTTCTCAAAAATCATACATGTGATAACCTATTTCTCATAGGCGACATCATAGATGGTTGGAAAATAAAGCAAAACAAATGGCGATGGAAACAAAGTCATACCAATGTTATCAGACGCATACTAGGATATGCAAAGCGAGGAACTCGTGTCACATACATTACAGGCAATCACGATGAGTTTCTACGTCCTTTTGTTAATCAGTTTTCCCTGGGTAATATTGTCGTTTGTAATCAAGCCGAGTACAGAGACATTGATGGTCGTTTTCTTTTACTCACTCATGGTGATATGTTTGATGGCATTAATCGTCTAGGTAAATGGATTGGTTTTCTTGGTGATACAGCCTATGATGTTGTTTTATGGATCAATACAAAATTCAATTATATTCGTCATCGTCTAGGGTTTGGTTATTGGTCATTGAGCAAGTTTTTAAAGCACAAAGTTAAGAAAGCCGTAGGGTTTGTTTTTAATTTTGAACAAAATATAACTGATTATTGCCAACGAAAAGGTTACGATGGTGTTATCTGTGGGCATATCCATACAGCCGAAATTAAATACATAGACAACACCGTCTACATGAATGATGGTGACTGGGTGGAAAGCTGTTCAGCTCTGGTTGAACATACAGATGGCACCTGGGAAATTGTCTATTGGAATAGTATCAGATGAAACTAAAAAAATTAACCAGAAAAATGTATTTGGCCTGTGTTAGACATCAGCGAAAAAAAGAAAAGAAACTCTGGTTCAAAGTTTTAACAAAAAGTTTAAAGCATAAGAAAACACAGCACATACAATGAAAATACTAGTCATAACCGATAACCTAAGGAAACAGGTCAATGGCGTTGTCACCACGTACAAAAACATGGAGGATCCTGCTATTCGTGCTGGTCACGATATTGTTTATCTTGACCCCGGGCAGTTCCCTCATTGTGATTGCCCTGGTTATGCTGAAGTCAAACTTTCCTGGCCTCAGGGGTTTGCCAGTAAGATTGCGAAGATGGGCGCGGATCGCATACACATCGCTACAGAAGGCCCGCTAGGGCTGGCAGCTCGTCTCTACTGCAACCACAACCGCATACCCTATACCACTGCCTATCATACACGTTTCCCAGAATTCCTAAACAAGTTATTCTGGATACCCAAGAGCATAACCTACAAATATCTGCGTTGGTTTCACAAGTACAGCAAAGCTGTCTTTGTCCCCAGTGCCAGCATGCGCCATGAACTAGAACAGCGTGGATTTAAACGTCTCATGGTCTGGACTCGGGGTGTTAATCGAAGCATCATACTTAAAAGAAAATTTGCTCATAAACATGCACCATTAAGAGTGCTTAATGTAGGCCGCATTAGCCGAGAAAAAGGACTGGATGATCTTTGTCGCCTACAGGATGACTATGACATCACCATAGTAGGTGATGGTCCATATTTGAAAACACTACAGTCTCGATATAAAAAGGTAAAATTTCTAGGCTATAAGTTTGGTGCTGACCTGGCCCGTATCTATGCCAACCATGATGTATTTTGTTTTCCCAGTCAGACCGATACCTTTGGCATAGTAAACATCGAAGCCCTGTGCAATGGACTACCAGTTGCTGCCTATAATGTAACAGGACCTGCTGATATCATAGAATATGGAATCACTGGTTACATGGTCATGCCTGGCAATGATCTAGGACGGGCCATAGAAATGTGTCGCAGTCTGGACAATGTTCGCATACAAAAACTCAGCATCAATCACTGGACCTGGGATCGTTGTTTTAAAATATTTTATGAAGGAATTAAATGAAAAAAATCTTACTTAGCCCTTGGTTAGCTTTAGTTACATTGGCTATGGTTATAGGCATACGCATAGCTGATCCAGTGTTTGTAGAAAGTATTCGGCTGAGATACTTTGACACACTGATTACCAGCAAAGCCCCTACTCAAAACAACATCTATACAGTAAACATAGATGAAGCAACCCTGGATCGCTACGGGCAGTGGCCATTTAAGCGTGATCAGTATGCCAACCTCATAGGTGAGTTATATGCTCACAATGCCGGACTGGTGGTCTGGAACGTCATGATGCCCGAAAAGGATCGTCTGGGTGGCGATGCAGCCCTGGCTTCAACTCTACGAGATCTACCCGTGGTGCTGACCAACTTGCCTGCACAGACTAATAAAAATACGGCCAAAAAACCAGGCTCAGTCATCATAGGGGCTGAACATGTTGATACTATTATTAACTATCCAGGTCTAATTGCTAATATACCCGAACTAGAACGTGCTGCAGCTGGCGTAGGCATAGCCAACACTCTACCAGAAATTGATGGTGTTAATCGTCGTCTTCCCTTATTTGTTGGCAGCATGGGTAACCTTTATCCCAGTGTTAGTTTAGAAGTACTTAGACTATTAGCTGGCGACAGCACCTTCCAGGTCAAACTCAATGCCAATGGCGTTGAAAAGATGCGCATCCCCAGCTTCAATGTCATTAACACCGACAGCCTGGGTCGGGTGTGGATTGACCTATCACAACGTTCAAACGCAGTAAGTGCGGTTAAACTACCTGCGGACTTTAACAAGGGCATAGTCATTGTTGGCACAACCGCTGCTGGATTGGCTAATCCAGTACCAACGGCCCTGGGTGCTCAATATCCTCAGGATCTACAGGCCGCTGTCATAGGCACATTGAGCAATGGCGTAAACATACAGAGACCTGACTGGGCCGATGGTGCTGAGCTGTTGGGGCTGGTATTAGTTTCAATTATTGCAATTTTATTAACGAGGTGGTCATATGGATTTATTCCTGTTATTGTTGTTATCAGTGGCATTTATTTTGGGTCTAGGTATCTTTTCCAGGGACATTCCATTTTATTGGATGCTAGTTTTCCTATCCTTGGGCTTGTGCTGGTTTATGTACATAGCTATACAGTTAAGTTTCTTAGCGAATTAAATCAGAAGTTACAGATCAAGAAACAATTTGGCACCTATCTGAGTCCTGCCATGGTCGAGAAGTTACAAAAAAATCCAGAGTTATTAAAGCTGGGTGGTGAAACTCGTAACCTCAGCATCATGTTTACCGATGTACGAGGCTTTACAACCATTAGTGAACATTATGGTAAAGATGTACAGGGTCTGACCCGTATCATGAATCGTTACATGACTGCCATGACAGCCAAGATCATAGAAAACAACGGCACTCTGGACAAGTACATAGGCGATGCACAGATGGCATTCTGGAACGCACCATTAGACGATAAAGATCATGCTTTGAATGCAGTACGAACAGGTTTATCAATGTTGGAGGATTTAGATGAATTCAATAAAGAAATTGCCCTTGAAGGTATCCCGGCTTTTGGTATGGGGCTTGGTATTAACACTGCTGATGTGGTCGTTGGCAATATGGGCAGCGTTCAGCGTTTTGATTATACCTGCCTGGGAGACGGTGTCAACCTGGCCAGCCGACTCGAGGGCCAGAGCAAAGGCTACGGAGTTAGAATTATCCTTGGACCGGAAACTGCACGACTGGTCCGAGACACCTACCCAGTCGTCGAATTAGATAACATAGCTGTCAAGGGTAAAACCGAGGGTGTACGAATCTATACCATAGGCACAACCGTGGCTCATATGCATCAGGAATTCCTAAAAGAATACTACAGAGGTAACTGGAAAGATGCTGCGCGCTGGGCTAAAATGATGGTCAACAATGACGATGTTAGCATCAAAGATTACTATTACAAAATGATTGAGCGCTTAGACGAAGGTCTGCCAGCTAACTGGGATGGCGTTTACAGAGCTACTAGCAAATAATTATCTTATGGGCCAGTGTTTGTTGTATTTTTCAAAATAGAACATGAGTTCTTCTTTGTCGTCGTCATAATATTCAGCAACATAATCAGACTTAAAAGTGGAGTGAACATTCTCCAACAACGCGACCAGTGTAATATCTTCTCTATCTACACCAAAACTATTTAGGGAGTTTATGAGCCAGGCCCAATTACTGCCTCTGATTATGCCAGCTTCTATGCAGACAAATCGCTTATACTTGTTCCTGTGCCAGTAAAAATCATGATGAAATTTATCAATATAAGGAAGAACATTTTCATCTGGATAGGCTACATCAACAGGAATGATAGAAATCATCTCTCCACCTCTGGACCAACTATGCGCTAGATGCATGGCAACAGTAGCCGAATAGTCCGGTGAAGCCATGATTACTGCAGTATCTGCAGGATTAAAAGTAGAACAATCTATGAGAGTTTCTAAACGCTGAATTAATTCTAGCTCTTTCTCTCTTGTTATGAATTTAAGTGGTCTTCGGTTCATGGTTGACTAATGGTTGTTGAACATCCAGCTGCATTTGTACAAGATTGATTGATACTATAGGTCTGGTTAGTAGATCCACCCTGTGTCATATTTAGCGTACTGGCTCCACCAGTATTATTAAATTCTATAGTAGCAGCATGATTACCTGATCCTTGCTGAAGAGTTGTAACCGTGTGACCATTACCTATCAACTTAAGATCCAAATAATGCTGACCACCATCTTTTTGATTTGTATTTACAGTATTGTTGCTGCCATTGATGTTCTGAAACAGTATCTTTGCACCAGATCCAGTTTGTAGATTGGTTATACTATTGTTGTTGCCAGTAAGACTAGTCTCGTTCCATTGACCAACACCCGTTTGTTGAGTAACCACTGTATTAGTGTTACCATTGAGTGTTAGACTTAAATAGTGATCGTTGCTATCTCCAGCACTAACAGACCCCTGTGTTGTATATCCTTGATTTAAGTTAAGTGTATTATAGTTACCATTGCTATATAACTCTATGCGATTTTTACCAGTAATATTTACTCCTTGTCTTATTGTAAATGAATTACTATCACCAATTTGTTCTATCTGTATCTGATTACCATTTTGATTTAATCTTTGGGTAGTCTCGGACGTTTTTCTAGTTTGTTGT